AGCCTTTGATAATCAAGGCTCACTAATTGGAATAGAAGATTTTATCGTAGCAGTAGTAACTAAACTAGCGGCATCGACCCTGGTTTATAACATATCAAGTGTCTCCGCTCCAGCTATAACTAACGCAGCTAGTGGAGATTTATTAACGTCAGAAATCACCGTATCAATCCTAACGAGCTGGAGTTAAAATGAGTTCACAAGCAGAAGATTTAGCCTTCTTAATAAAGATAGGCCAAATTAAAGAAGCACCAAAACAAACCGCACAAACTAAAAAAGAAGAGGAATAACATGGCCATATACTTAAATAACAATGTAGGCGTTAAATTGGCTACTGCCGCTGCGCCTACAGTACCTTCAATAGATATTAGTTCTTATGTATCTAATGCAGTAATCAATCAAATCGTAGACGAGCTAGAAGTAACAACAATGGGCGATCTTAGCCACCGTTTTGCTCAGGGTCTGCAATCTGCAACATTTTCTATCGACTTTCTCAATGAGTGGGCATCTTCCCAAGTTATGCAGACACTTAATGCTGCATTTGGTCAGACCTTAGCCGTATCAGTAATCACAGTAAAAGGCACTGCCGTATCAGCTGCTAACCCAACTTACCAATTCTCAATCCTGGTAAATAACCTGACTCCAATCGGTCAAGGTGGCGTGGCTGAAATTGCTAGTTCAAGTCTCTCCTTTACAGTAAACTCAGTAGTGACAGTGTCACCAACGGTGGCGTTTTAACTAAGGAGTAATAATGGCAAAGCTAAAAATTACAAGGGCTAATGGCGAGGTATCTGAACATAAGATAACGCCAGGAGTTGAGTACGCTTTTGAAATTAGCAAAGGCATGGGCATCTCTAAAGCCCTGCGCGAGTCAGAAATGCAAAGCCATATCTATTGGTTGGCGTGGGAATGCTTGCGCAGATCAGGTGCCCAGGTACCTTTATGGGGTGTAGAGTTTATTGACAGCCTAGAAACTGTCGAGGTATTAGACGAAGAAAAAAAATAGTTCAGCGTGATTCCATTCTCTACACAGTGGCTGCTTTAAGTGTAGAGACTGGGATTGCGCCAAGTGAGTTTATCAATATGGATTCGGACATGCTCACAGCAATAATGCAGGTTTTAACAGATAGAGCCAAGGAGATCAAAAATGCCAGTCGAGGTCGTAGGCGTTAAAGATGTCATAAATGGTTTAAGTTTCATTGATGAAGACCTGAGAATAAGAGTTAGCAGTGCAATAGACCCGTTGATGAGGCAGGTTGCAGATAAAGCTAGAAGTTATGTGCCATCAAATAGCCAGGTGTTATCAGGATGGTCTAAACCATTATCTTCTAATGTTGAGAAACCATTCCCCAAGTTTGATAGCGGCGTGGCTAAAGCAGGTATTGGTTATAATCCTGGCAAAAATAAAGTTTTGAAAAACGGCTGGCAAGTAAGCCAATATGTTTATAACGTTAGCAGGGGCGGCTCTATTTATGAAACCGCAGGAAGATTAAACCCACAAGGGCGAGCACCATTTACATTTAAACATGAAGGTAGTGGCACGTATGTAAGAAAATCTGCTAAAAGTAAAGCATTAGAAGATTATGAATCTAACAATCCATTTGCCAGCCAACAATTTATCGCACAATTGGTTCCAGTTACAAAGCCTAAAAGAGTACCTGGGCAACTTGGCCGTGGTGGAAGAAAAATGCAGGGTCGTTTAGTTTACAAGGCTTGGGCCGAAGATAGCACCAAAGTTTATGAAGCTATATTAAAAGCGATAGACAATACAGCCGTGGAGTTCACACGCAAAACAGCAATTAAAAAGGCTGCGTAATGGCCAATATATTCGTCGCAGCGGCGGCCACCTGGAACGGCAAGGCTCTTAAAAAAGGTCAGAAAGATATATCTGCTTTCGATAAACAAACACAAAAATTAGGCAAGACCTTTAATCGTGTCTTTGCTACGACAGCATTAGTTGCCTTTGGCAAAAAGGCTGTGAATGCTTTTGCAGCCGATGAGAAAGCCGCTAAATCGTTAGCCGTTCAGTTACAAAACACAGGCAATGCATTCAGGGTAACCGAAGTAGAAACCTATATTGCAGGCCTACAGAATTTATACAAGGTATTGGATGATCAGTTACGACCAGCCTTTCAGACTTTACTCAACGCCACTGGCTCGGTCACCCTTAGTCAGCAGGCTTTAGAAACTGCATTAAACGTTAGTGCTGGTACAGGCGCTAGTTTAGAAACGGTAATAGGCGCAATAGCAGCTGGAGTTCGAGGGCAAACAAAGGCTATTAAAGGATTAAACACTGGTATAGATGCCAACATAATTGCTACGGGTGACATGAATAAAATCATGGCCGCACTCGAAAAAAGATTTGCAGGCCAGGCTTTAGCCAGATTAGATACTTACGCTGGCAAAATGGATACCCTAAAAGTAGCTGCTGCTGATGCCACAGAGATAATAGGTAAAGGTTTAATAGATGCTTTAAGCGCTCTGGCTAAAGATAATTCAATAGATGAAGCAACAGATTCAATGAATCAGTTTGCCTTGGCTATTGCCGAGACGGTAAAAGGCTTAGGTTTATTAGTAGGCGAAGTTAAAAAGTTTGCAGATAGCGACGTGGGTAAACTATTAGCAGCGCTAGCCTTCCTTGCATTTGGATCTAAAAAACTCATAATTGGCGGAGCGCTAGCTTTAATTGGTTACGATATAGGCAAAAGTAATCCTAGTGCTCAACCAAACGTAGGAGGCTATTCAGGCATACCAGATCTGCGTACCAGTAAAGCGTTACTTAAAGCACGTGGAGAAGAATACAAAATAATTACAAAAAAGAACGCTATTGAAAATAAGAACGTAGAAGATTTAAAGAAGAAGTTTGACTTAGAGCGTATAGGCATAAACGCAGCCCTGAACAATGCTACCGATGAAGAGACTAAATTACGCCTAAAATCACAGTTGGCAATTATAGACAATAATGAAGCTTTGGCTAAAAAGTATTTAGCAGAATTAGAAGCAACTGAGGCACTTAGAAAACTTGCAGAGCAGGCAAAACTGGCAGGTATGTCTTTAGAAGACTTTGCATTGTTTAAAGTAAAAACATTAAACACTAAGATAGATGATTATTTACAAAATACAGCCCTAGAAATGGTGCGAGCCCTAAACGCACAGATAGCTGCATTCATAGCTTCATTAGGTGGAGTTAAAACACCGACCTCAACTGCAGCACCTACCTACTCTTATGCCCTATCTACAGCGCAGGCTACTAACGAAAAAATAGCCGCTTTTGAAAACAAAGTAGCAATGGAATCTACACAAGAATTAAACTCACGCATTAATCAATTCTTAAGCCAGAATGCACAGCGCACTACAGCTCAAGCACCTATGGATATTAGGCTTACTATAGATGGTGGTAGCGACAAGTTAAGCCAAGCTATAGCAGAAAGCATACAGGTAGCAACTAGGTCAGGTTACTCAACAGTACCTAATGGTTTTATAGTATGACCGTACCAGTAATAAATGCTGTAATTAACTTTAGCACTGGACCTAGTTTTGCGCAGACTCTCATATTAGGATCAGGTATATTAGGCACAAACGTATTAGGCGATAGCGCAGCTGTAATTGTAGATGTGTCTAATCAAGTAAATCGTATAGAGACTAACCGAGGCCGTACTGCATTATCTGATCAATTCCAAACAGGCGCACTCACGTTACGTATTGTTGATCAGAATGGCGACTTCAATCCAATGAATGTCAGTGGACCGTATTATAATTTATTAACACCCATGAAGAAGGTGCAGATCACTGCAACCTATGGCAGTACTACCTATCCTATATTCTCGGGATTTATCACAAGTTACGTAACAACATACCCAGATGAGTCTGGTGAAGATTTAGCCATAACTACAATCCAAGCTGTGGATGCGTTTAGACTTGCGCAGTTAGCCCAGATCAGTACAGTTACAGGTGCTACTGCAGGTGAGTTATCAGGCGCACGTATAAACGATATATTAGATCAAATCTCATGGCCAGCTACCATGCGTGATATAGATGCAGGACTAACTACTATGCAAGCAGACCCAGGCACTAATCGCACAGCATTACAAGCTCTTTCTACTGTAGCCTTATCAGAATATGGTGCTTTGTATATTGACGCGTCTGGCAGTTTTGTTTTTCAAGACCGATCTGTTACGGCTGGATCTATCGGTGGCACGCCCACAGTCTTTGCAGACAATGGCACAGGTATAAATTATTTTGATGCTAGTTGGATTCTTAACGATGTTTTGGTATTTAACAAAGCTACTATTACAAGAACAGGTGGCACTGCACAGGTAGCCCTAAATCAAGCCAGCATAGATAAATACTTTTTGCACAGTTATTACCTAGACAACCTACTTATGCAGACCGATGCAGTAGCCCTAGATTATGCTCAGGCTTATGTTGCCAGTAGAGCTGAGACAACGATACGGGTGGATTCCGTAGTGCTTGATTTATATACGCCTAATTACAATACAGGCATAATTGCAGCCCTAGACCTGGACTTCTTTGATCCGATAAAGGTAATTACTACCCAGCCAGGCGGATCTACCTTAGAGAAAACTCTACAAATTTTTGGTGTAAGAATGAACATAACACCGAATAGTTGGAAAACCACGTTCACGACATTAGAGCCAGTCATAGACGCATTTATCCTAAATGATACGATTTATGGCACTTTAGACTATAATGTC